TAACGTTAGGACGTTGTACTCGCCAAATCTCTCCACCCATATGAGAAACCATTACGGCTTCGTTTTCAAACCTAACGTCTGTAATAACATAGTCTTTTTCCGGATCATCCATTGTTCTAAGGGCTGCAATAATCCAAACCTCGTGGTCGATCTCACCTCTACCAGCCATACCTAATGCTTGCAGTAGGCGTCGAACTTCTGGCTTAGCCTTAGCAATTTCCCAACCGTACTCTTTTACAAGCTCATTCAAACGATGGCCGTCTTCAAGGATTGGGTTGATGTGGATAAGCATTTTTTTAATAGGGTCTGCAAAAGCAATGCGCTCAAACCCAAACTCCTCTACAAGAGTTTTAGCTATAGTGTCTTTACCGCTACGGGCGTAACCACTGAGTCCGATAATCATGCTATTGCCTTCTCTCCGTGAACCGAATGTTTAGCTTTGCTTATACAGTCTAAAATCTCTGACTTACTCATGGCGCCAATGTCTTTGACATCTAGAGCCCCATAGTCAAGGAACCAACACTCTACACCCATATCCCTCGCCTTGTAAAGCAAAGACATGGAAGAAGATTTACCCGCTTCGTCATTGTCCATAGCAAATATAATGCGTTTAGCGCCTCGAATGATATTAAATTGAGCGTCTGAAACCATGGAGCCAAAGGTTGAGACTGAACCCAAAATACCCAAAGAGCTGAGGCGAACCACGTCTAGGGGAGATTCAACCACAATCATGTCGCCGTCAGAGTAAAGCTCGTACCCAAAGAGAGCGCTGCTTTTCTTTATACCTGAAGGGACATTTTTAAAGTAACGGCGGTCAAATCCTTTTTCTTGCCAGCCTAAAAGCTTGTGGGTGATGGGATCTCTGATAACAGTAATCCAGTTGTTATTGCGTTCGTCCCATAAAACCCCGTGAGCGCTACATGCGACAGCGGTTAAGCCTCTAGCTTTTAAAGCATGCTCTGGAACCTCTGTAAAAGCGCTGAGCATAGACTCAGTCATATGCGTAGGCTCCTCGATAACAGGCTTTTTTTCCTTAAAGAGTCGGTTAAACCTAGCAGTCATGTAAGCGGGATCATTCTTAAAATCGCTGTTTAAGTCCGCGCCAGTTATGTACTTGACTAAAGTAAAGATGTTGCCCTTCCAACCACAGGAAAAACAAATGAATGCTCCTGAGTCAGCATTGATCCACCATGACGGGTTATGGTCTATGTGACCAGTTCTTTCTTCATGGGCAGCACAATAGCTATTAATCTCGTCGCCTCGAGAGTCAATAATTTCTAAACCTAAGTTAGCTAACTGATCTTCCATGTCTTCGAAGGTCATAGGTCTTCATCACTAACTTCACGGAACTGGCCTGTGTTCCAATCCCAAATCAAGGAGACCTCGCTTAGACCACCGTTACGGCTTGCAATAACACGAAGTAGACGAGTGTCGTCAATAGCTTCGTCTTCACGCTGTAGACCAAAGATAACGTCGGCATCTTGATGGAAAGAAGAGGAGTAACCAATAGAGTCGGCGCTTACATTGCCGCCCTTCATCTTCCAAGTCAGTGCTTGGGTAGAGATGACAATAGGCTTGTTAACCTTTTGAGCCAAGCGTTTTAGTGAGCGGGTAATACTAGTAATAGCCTGAGGCGTATTGGATTCTCCAGTAACCTCATCAATCATAAGGTAGGTTCCGTCGATAAAGATAATGTCTGGACTTTTAGACTGGATCTTGCTAGCCACAGAGCTAACAGTTTGACCGTTAGCTGAGTCTACAAACCAGAACCTGTCATCCCTGTCTTCAATACTAGAAGCAATCTTTAGATACCTAGACTCTTCATCTGGAGTCAAGGTTCCGGTCATAAGACGTCGGTGGCTGATACGGGCACGCATAGCAAAGTAACGACTAGTCTGCTCTGAGTTGCTCATCTCAAAAGACATGAACATGGGAACTTTGCCAGCTAAGTGACTATTAATAGCTATCTGTAGAGCTAGCGTTGACTTACCTGTTTTAGGAGGAGCAACAATAACGATCAACTGACCGGGTTGTAAGCCTGAGGTAGCGTCATCAATAGTCTTAAAACCAGTAGGCAAACCTAAAAGCCCAGGGTTATTCTTTCTAAATTCATAATCTCTTTTAGCTTTACGAGCAGCCTCTGTAATTTCCATATCGTTAGAGCGAGTAAGTCCTTGCTCTTCAATACGAATAATGCCTTGTTCAATGCGTTGAAGAGCCGCTTCATGGTCTTTTAACTTATCAAGAGCATCAAGAGCACCGCCAACAGTGTTTACAATAGTGATCTTACGTTGATTAGAGATCAACTGCTCTAAGTAATAATCAGTGCTATCTAGAGTAGGTAGAAGTTCGTATGTAGGGAAATTATCTTTGATGACTTCCATACTTGGGGTTTCTTGATACGCGCTGTAATGCGCATGCAAAAACCGAAACATCTTTTTATCTGAGGGATCTGCAAACCACTCTTCTCTTGCACCCTTTTCAACAATATATCCAAAGGCTCTGTCTTCAATAACCTTACTAAGTAATTTTGCCTCGTTGTTCATAGTCCGTTTATATCCAATCCCCAGTGTCCGTATCTTAGTAGTCTATCAGGTCTATCCAACACACCTAGTATTTCTGGGCGGTAAGGTAACTCATCAACTAACTGAGAAACTGAACTGTACGCCGTGTAGTATCTAAATGGATTGGTGCCCATGTTGTCAAGCATCTCGTTTAATATAGACAGCTGTTCTTCGTCCATATCAAAAGACGCCATCTCTAGAGTTATACCCTTACGAGATGTAAACAGATAGAGATAACTAAGTATCTCTCGTTTAATAGTTTGATTCTTTTCCGGAACAGGGATAACCTTGAACCGTTTTTTTACTTTGAGCTCCGATAATAAGAATACGTCTGTTGTCACTACTATTCTTTTGGGGAGCTCATTACTGATGTCCCCGTTGCGCAAGTTAGAACACCTCTATCTTTCCAAACTTAATAACGAAGTCACGAAAGGCGTCGTTAGATTTTTTTGCCTTTAACACGTCTTCATCTGTAGCCCTGCTAGAGATCTCTAGAGGGTAATGCCCATCGTTGGTGCTTGTACGAGCAGATACAAACTTAGTGTGCTTACAAGAAGAGCGAGCCTTATACCCAGGGCATGTGCAGAACAGAACGCCGTCTTCATTAGACGATACCTCAAAGATTCCTGGTCCAGGGGTTTGCGTTTTACTGAGGAACACTTGTACTAAGCGCAAGTCGATCAATTTGTTCTCTTTCATTTTCTTAGGTCACCCTTTGCAGAGCTTATTGGTAAGTACGTGAACGCTTCGTTAGCAAAACTTTCTGTAGCGTCGCCGTAAAGACTTGCCCAATCCTCTCTCTTTACATTGGTAGTAACAATGGTAGGCAATCCGTTGTTGAACCGTGTCCTTAACACATGATGCAACATGTTCTTTTGCCAACCGCTAAGAGATGCGTGCTCTTTACCTACGTCATCGATGATCAGTACACGAATGTTGTATGCATCGTTTAAGCATTCGCCAAGCATGCCTTGGTATATAACCTCTTCATCATCTGTTGGGCCGTCGATCATTGCGCCTTTAAGCTCTAAAACATCATTGAAGGTCATAAAGTAACATGGGCGAATAAGAGTTCGGCCATCGGCAACATCCAGTTGCGACATGGTGAAGTCCAACATCACTTGCTGTATTACAGAGAGCGCAAGAGTTGTCTTACCAAGTCCAGGTGTACCCCACAGCATTAGGCCTTTACCGCACACAACGCTGTTCTTAGCACGTATTACTTTTCCGTCGGCAGTTCCTTTAAGCCAGCGCTCTACCTTGACCATATCTTCTGGTGCTACATCTTTACAATCAGAAAGAGACCAACCGATGCGAGCCTTAGGAATGTTTGCCATCTGGATCCAAGTGCGTCTACGCATCTTTACAGCTTCTAGTTTAAACATTAAAAACCTTCCCATGACTTCTCAGCATCAAGCTTGATCTGCTCCATCTCTTCGGGTGTAACCATAGACTGCTCGTACTCAGTATGCAAGCGGTCAAACTCTAGGATGAACTTCTTCCAGACAATCTCGCCGTCGTTAAGTTTGGTGTCGTGCTGGATAGAGGCAAAGAAGCTAAGCATCATCTGGCGCTCCACTTCTCCATTGGTGTTGTACTCCTTGCGCTTATTGGCAAGAGCGTAGCGAAAACGGCTACGAGTAACTTTCCAAGGTTGGATGTGCCAGATCTTATGCATCTGTTCTGCGAACTCAAACGTAGAGTCAGTTGTGCTCCAGTTAACCGCGTTCTGAATAGAACGGTGGATCATGCGCTCTTCTCTACGAGCCTCGTGGTGCTCCATCTTCTCTTTGTGTTTGGCGGCACGATACTTCTCTTTCGCGGCATTGCGCTCTTCTTCTGTCTCGTAATACTCCACGTGTGTCTCCTCCCGCGAACTCGATTCGCTATTCGGTAAAAGAGAATTAGCTCTTAGTAATAAGTTGCTATTCAACTTGGTCAATATAGTGTATGACCGGGTTTCCAGGAACTGGTTTCCCGCTGCTGTAAGCTGGGTAGTCTTGATGACTCTGCCGTTGACCATGGCGTTGGTTGTAGTCTCCAGATAACCTGCGTTCTTTAAATTATTGATGGCAGTCTGGACGGCATCCCGTCCTTCTCCCACCTTTAAAGAAATGCCCTTGGCACCCCCTGGGAAGGGTGTAAGTGCGAACTCCTCTAGGATAGCTATATCTCTGGCGTTCAAGGCTTCTTAGAGCCTTTACTAGGCGATTTACGGGCATCTATCTCGTCCACTACAGCCTTGGCTATCATCTTTGCCAGTGCCTCTATGCCAAAATAGACATCTTCGTACATATCGGACTCTTCGGACTCTTCCTCGTCATCCTCTTCAAGTTCTTCCTCAGGCTCTTCCTCAGGTCCATCTACCGTTTCATTCTCGGCTTCAGGTGTCACTATTTTTTCTTCAGC